GGTAAGAATGTTGACATCTTTAACTGTATAGCATATCCAAAAACAGGGAGTAACCTTCCCTGTTTTGGTATGGATTTGATGGCCTTCAATGAAAAGAAGGTCATTGTTGTTTTTGATTTTCAACATCCTAAAGAAAATTATCCGTACTCAGTAGAAGGTTTACCAGTAGCAACAGAAGACTATCGTTTCTTTGAGAAAGGCAATCATTTTTCAGAGAATATTTTTGTAAGATATTGTAAACCAGATGAGGTTGATGAACACTTAGAAATGTTTATCAAGTACTTGACTAAGTACAAATATATGGTAGAATATGAGAAACCCACTGGAACCGATACCAGTGAGTATAAAGACTTCGATGCTTACATGACCAGACTCGATCCAGTAAGTGGATATTTAAAGAGTAAATTTGGTCAAGAAAAAGCAGAGAGTTTAGTAAACGATTTCCTATTTGAATATGGTTAATGCATGGAGCCTAGCAGCATCCATATTAGATGGAACTTTTGATAAAGACTATCCTATTATGACTGACATCAACATTACTACAGGAGTTGGCAATACTGTCACTTATTCTGTTCCCAATGATATAGAACATTCTGATTATTGGTATGATTACACTCGTAATGATCCCAATGCAGTGAATCCATTTACTGATCCTAAAGATATGGAAAGAGCTGAATTTGTAGTTAGTAGTGGAAGTACTGCTGCTGAGTACCCATCAGCATTTAACACATTTTCTGTTAATGATGATCAGATTGCACATCATATAGATCGTGTAGAGGCTGGTTTGAATTACGATGAATTGAATCTAAATATACAGGCAAACTCACCATATAATGATGGGTGGACACAAGATTTCTATAAGGAGGAACTTACAAAGATGTCAGACAGTAGGAACAAGTACCATGAAAAGGAGATACTTAAAGATGTAGAAGATTATGTATCACGTACTTACAATGGACACTATACAGGTACCAAACATGAGTACCGTAATGTTCAGACAATAGACTTAATGGCATCTAGAGATCTTGCTTCTGATTTTTGTCAAGCAAATATACTAAAGTATGGTAGTCGCTATGGAAGTAAGGATGGTAGAAATAAAGGAGACTTGCTAAAAGTGATACATTATGCTATGCTATTACTACATTTTGATGAACACTACGGTAAACCAAAAATGACCAGTGGAAACATTGATCACAACATGCCTTAATAATGAAACTGAGACCCCACAACATGAATTTATCTGAAAAAACCTTTAATCTTCTAAAGAACTTCTCTACAATCAATCAGTCGATTCTTTTTAAGAAAGGTAATACTCTTCGTACAATGTCTGTGATGAAGAATATTCTTGCAGAGGCTGATATTGAGGAAGAGATTCCACAAGATTTTGCTATTTACGATCTTGTTAGATTTTTAAATGGAATCTCTTTATTTGAAGAACCAGAACTTGATTTCACAAATGATTCTCATTTAACAATTCGTGATGGAAAGAGTAAGAGGACAAAGTATTTCTTTGCTGATCCCAGTGTAATTGTTGCACCTCCTGAGAAGTCTATTACACTTCCTAGTGAAGATGTATCATTTACTTTAGATAGTAATAATCTTATTCAACTTCTTAAGGCATCTGCTGTATATGGTCTTCCTGATCTATCTGCAGTTGGTGAAGCAGGTGTTGTTAAACTTGTTATACGTGATAAGAAGAATGATACATCAGATGATTTTTCTATCATTGTTGGTGAAACTGATAAGAATTTCTCTTTCAACTTTAAGATAGAGAATATTAAGATTCTTCCTGGTACATATAAAGTTGATATTTCTGAAAAGTTACTTTCCAGATTTGTTAACGAGTCTCACAACTTGACATACTACATTGCTCTTGAACCTGATTCTACTTTTGGATAATGTTTTTTAAAGAACTCAGTCTTGTTACTGGTGGGTTTGATCCTATTCATAGTGGTCATATATCCTACTTTAAAAGGGCAAAGGATCTTTCTAACTATCTTGTTGTTGGACTTAATGGAGATCCTTGGCTTAAACGTAAGAAGGGTCAGTACTTCCAGTGCTGGACTGAGAGAGCAGATATAGTACGTCATCTTGATATGGTAGATGCTGTTATATCATATGATGATAGTGATGATTCATCTTGTGAGGGTATTGCTAAGTGTTTAGAAATTGCAGAAACAGTTATTTTCTGCAATGGTGGTGATAGAGGTAGGGATAACATTCCAGAAATTGTTAAGTATGGTGATAATCCTAGAGTAAAGTTTGAGTTTGGTATTGGTGGTAATGATAAAATGAATAGTAGTTCATGGATACTTCATGGGTATTTTGAACGTCAACGTAAATTATTAGGAATTTAACCATGAGTGGAGATTCAAAAGAACAACCAAATATTTTTTATACAAAGGGAGCACCTTTACTAACTGCAGAATCTTTATTACAAGAAGGTAAAGTAAAATCTCTCTATCGTATGGCTGACGAACCTGAGAAAGTGTATATACATTTTCACGATAAGGTAACTGCTGGTAATGGTAGAAGAGTAGATTTTCCTGAAGGTAAAGGTAAGGTGTGTTGTCTTATTTCTGCATTACTTTTTGATATGTTAGAGAGTAGAGGCATTAGAACTCATTACTTAGATACTCAAGGTCTTGATACTTTACTTTGTAAGAAGTTAGAGATTGTTCCTGTAGAAGTTATCGTAAGAAACATTACTGCTGGATCAATAGTTAGACAGACTACCTTAGAGGAAGGAACTGTCTTAAATCCACCTCTTGTAGAATACTTTCTAAAGGATGATGCAAAGGATGATCCATTACTTACACCAGATCGTGTTGCATTGATGGGTATTAATCCAGAACCTATGAAAGATGCTGCATTAAAAATAAACAAGCATTTTCAAATTTTATTTGCTCAGTTGAATATTGATATTGTAGATTTTAAATTGGAGTTTGGTTATGATTTTAAAGGCAATTTATGTTTAGGTGATGAATTATCACCTGATAATATGAGACTTTGGATGAAAGGTACGAAGAAGAGATTCGATAAGGATCTTTTTAGAAAAGATGAAGGTGATATAGTAGGAGCATATACTTATATCCTTGAGGAAATGAGAAAGTTTGTTTAATGGCCAAATGGTGGAGGATATGGAAATATGCGTTGGGTAGTTTCTCTGACGAAAAGACTAAACGATACGACAATTACATTGTTCTGGTACGTTCTATTATTTTCTTTTCTTATCTCATTACTAACTGTTTTATTGTTGGTGGAGTAATTAGACATTGGAATAATTAAGTGCTATAATAGTAGCATGAATATTTTTGTGACAAGCCCTTGTCCACATGAGTCGGCAAAAGTATTGCCCGATAAGCATGTAGTCAAGATGCCTCTAGAGACATGTCAGATGCTCTCTATCGTCTTTTCCCATTGGTATTATGATTGGGGTGATGATTTAGTTAAGAAGAAAGATGGAACCCCATACTCGGTCAAGAAGGGTGCGTTCAGAAACCATCCTTGTACCAAGTGGGCAGCAGATAGTATATACAATACCGCATGGTTAATTCAACATGGATGTGCTCTGTCTCAAGAGTACTCATATCGTTATGGTAAATTGCACGGATGCCATAAAGCAATATTTGAGGCTAAGAAAACATTTCATAGATTTGCAGGAGAAGTGATTACGTGTTATAATATGGTCGAGTCTTTTACTCGTGCAATGCCCGATGAGTTTAAACATAACACAAGCATTGACACTTTTACTGCTTACCAAAATTACATTGGGAGCAAACCTTGGGTTGCATCTAATTATCTTCGTGACCCATCCAGAAAACCGCATTGGTTATGATTAATGAGTGATTTTATCTGGGTTGAAAAATATCGACCCAAAACAATTGATGATTGTATTCTCCCTGAGAATATAAAGAAAACCTTTAGGGACTTCCTAAATACAGGAGAGATTCCTAATATGTTACTTTGTGGTCCTCCTGGTGTAGGGAAGACCACAGTAGCAAAGGCACTCTGTAATGAATTGGGGGTTGACTTTTATGTCATCAACGGATCCGATGAGGGAAGATTCCTCGATACAGTCAGAAACAACGCAAAAAACTTTGCATCAACAGTATCTCTATCATCTGAGGCAAAGCATAAGGTCATTATCATTGATGAAGCCGACAACACAGGAAACGATGTACAACTTTTACTCAGGGCCTTTATCGAAGAATTTGCCAATAACTGCAGATTCATCTTCACCTGTAACTACAAGAATAAAATACTCGAACCCTTACACTCAAGGTGTGCTGTGGTTGAATTCGGAATTAAAGGTAAAGAGAAACAGGAATTGGCAGGAAAGTTCTTCAAAAGACTTCAAGAAATCTTAGATATAGAAAGAGTTAAATTTGATAAGAAAGTCCTAGCAGAACTCATCAATAAACATTTTCCAGATTGGAGAAGAGTTTTAAATGAATGTCAAAGATATTCTGTTAGTGGTGAGATAGATACTGGAATCCTTGCATCATTCGTGGAGGTTAATGTAGATGATGTCATTAAACACCTTAAGGAAAAAAACTTTCCTGAAGTACGTAAGTGGGTCAACAGCAATCTGGATAATGATTGTAATGTACTTCTTCGTCGTGTGTACGATGGTCTTGTTGAAACCCTTGATGGTCCTAGTCTTGCTAATGCTGTCGTTATTATTGCTAGGTACCAGTACCAATCTGGTCACGTTGCTGACCAAGAGATAAATCTATTAGCAGCACTTACAGAAATTATGGTGGAGTCCACGTTCAAATGACATTATCTAAACCAGTAGAAGAATCACTAAGAGCAGCTCAAGAACATTTGAGAGATGCTTTAGCATTTGCAGCAAGAGGTGAGAAATCCTTTGTAGCAAAACATATTGCTAATTTTTTAGCAGACATTGATAATCTTATCGATGCTCAAGAAATGATGGAAAAATTTAGAGATCAACTTACCAAAAGGGAGGAAAAGGAATGATATTTTTATCAAAACCATCAGTGTATACATTACCTGGTACATGGGAGAAACAACCTGATGCTTTAATTCCTCATTTAAATCTTACTCCAGAACAAGGATTTATTGTATTCTTTGTTTTACTTGTTTTAGGTTTAGTTGGATATGGTATCTACATGACCTTTGGAGCAGGTAAAAAGGATCTTAGAGATGCTATTGACGAACATGCTAAAATGCATGAGTTGGGTATTGCACATGGTCATGGAGGTAACAAGGACGCATATGAAATGTCTGGTAAATTGAATCACAAACATGATGACGATCAATCAAGTTCCACCTGATGTTGCTGTATGGGCAGCTGATGAGTTTATTAGTTATTTCAAGAACTTCACTAATTTGGAGGAGTATCTTCGTGCTGTAAAGAAATCTGTTATCACACAATCAAGTTGTTTGTTTGATATTAAGGATGAATTCTTTAATGAGGATATTCATCCAGATGATATGGATTTTAATATTAGACTTGTTGGGGATAGATTTCCTAATTCTGTCCCACAGGAATACTATAAAAATTTATTGAGAGCAGTTTCCTCTCATAATAATGAGGATAATATTCCTGGTAGAGAATTGAGGTTAATGGTATATGAAAAGAATAGTAATAAAATTATAGGATTTATTCGTTTACAATCACCTTTAATAAATTCTAAACCAAGAAATGAATGGTTAGGTAAAGCACCTGATCTTAAGATTTTTAATCGTCATGCTGTAATGGGATTTGCTATAGTTCCATCTCAACCTTTTGGATATAATTATCTTGGTGGAAAGTTATTGGCTCTTATGTGTGTCTCTCATTTTATGAGGGAAAAGTTAAATAAAGTTTTTGAGAAGGATATTGCTTTATTTGAAACAACATCTCTTTACGGATCTAGTAGTTCTTCATCTCAGTATGATGGACTTAAACCTTTTATAAGACATAAGGGATTAACTGATAGTAAGTTTATTCCTACTCTTTATTCGGAAGCATTTCATCGTCTTCATGATACATTTATTAAGTGGAATAATAATGAACCTTTAACAGAGAATAGAGCATCTTCTAAGAAATTAAAAAGGCAGACTAAAATGATTTCTATTATTAGAAATAGTTTAAAGGATGTTGATGAGGATAAACTCAAAGAATTTAATGCCATTATTGATATGGCATTTGGTCTTACGGAAAAGAAAAGATTTTATATATCTGATTATGGTTATGATAATGTTCGTCAGGTAATTGCAGGTAATCATACTAAGTTGGTTCGTGGACAAAACTGGGATAAGTTTTATCTTGAGAATATTATTGCATGGTGGAAGAAGAAGGCAGGTAAAAGATATGATAAGTTGAAAGCAGAGGGTAGATTCAGAGATAAGGTTGAACTCTGGACAGAGGATGATGATATTCAGATAATACGATGAGTACATTTGAAATTATCGTTATTCCAATTATCTTCCTTGAGGAGTTTGTCAAGAGATCTTTAATAGGAATATATTATCTCTGGCAAAAATTTGATTACTGGAACTTTAATCGCCAACTACCTAAATCATGACTATTGAATTGAAAGATTGGTTGAACTCAATTAACCAAAACAAAAAGAATCTTTATGAAGAAGATCCAGATATAAAGTATCCTGCATACATTATTAACCGTTGTATGTCAGGACATTTGGATACAGTTTTATTTGCTAATGAGATGAATATGAATCATCATCTTCCTCTTGATATGCAATATTCGTTTTTTCTAAATAGTGTGAGGAAGCGAAAGAGATTTTCTCCTTGGCTCCGCAAAGATGAGATTAAAGATCTTGACTTGGTGAAACGTTATTATGGATATAGTAACGAAAAGGCGAAGCAGGCTCTAAGAATCCTAACCAAAGAACAACTTAATTTTATAAAATCTAAACTTGAAACTGGAGGAACAAAATGATTGCCGAGCCCGAGGTCAAATGGTCTGCTGACCAGATGATTGAAGTCACACTGAATGAACCAGATGACTTCTTAAAAGTAAGAGAAACTCTCACAAGAATTGGAGTAGCATCCAGAAAGGAGAAAAAGATATATCAATCCTGCCATATTCTACACAAGCAGGGAAGATATTTTATTGTTCACTTTAAAGAACTATTTGCATTAGATGGTAAACATGCCAATCTAACTCAGAATGATGTTCAGAGAAGAAATAGAATCATTCAACTATTATCTGATTGGGGTCTTATAACCGTTCTCAATGCAGATAAGATTACCGATATTGCACCATTAAATCAGATTAAAGTTCTTGCTTATAAAGAAAAGAACGAATGGATCCTGGAAACAAAATATAATATCGGAAAGAAGAAAAAGCCAGAAGAAAATCAATAAATACATTGAATTGTATAAAATCTTATGGCAACCATAACTCTTAAGTCAGCTGAAGGGGA